CCGCGCCACGGAATGAACTTGTACTCGACGATCCAATCCAACTTGGTGAAGGTGTCGTCACCCTCTTCCCAGTTGCGGTACAGGCCAACAACTTTGTTGTCGAGGTCGTCAATCATCAAGACGTAGGGCGCGTTCTCGCCCTTGCTGTAGTCGTCGTCGTCAATGTCAAGGTAGGTGTAGATGTGAAAGACGCGGCGCAGGCCGTCTGAGCCGTCTTGGTACTGCTTGCCCTCGATCTTGTCGTTGGCCTTCTCGGCACCAGTTTGATCTGGCTCGGATGTGGCCCGGATTTGCGTAACGTCACGATACAGGCCACGGTCAATACGCTGCTGGAACTCCCAGTCGGTGATGTCTTGCATCTCCGTTGCACGCTGCGCGGTGTAGAAGTTCGTTGCCGCAAACGGCAGCAGGATGTTGTCGATGGGCACAAATTCAGCGCACGGGCGACGCTTCTTTTCGTCGTACCAAATCTTCATAAACTGCGAACCACCCAGCGGCAACTGCGTGAGCAACTGCTCTTGCTCGTCGCGGAACTCTTCCATCTGCTCGGTCAACTGCCAATTCATGTAATCGCGCTTGCGTTCTGCGACCTCAGTCTTGGCCTCGGTGACCTCGCCCAGAATCTTGGTACGGGTTGGGCCATCAGGCGGGAACATCTCCTTCATGGCACGCGATGCAAAGTCAACACAAGCCTCGGCCATCACAGGATGCACCACCCTAGATGCGCCGTTGAACTGAGCGCCGCCGGGGGCGTCTTGGCCTAAGCCAGTGCGCTTGAGGCCGTCTTCATACTGCTTATCTCGCTCCTTACGGGCCTCCTTGTCCTTGCCAATCAAGTCAAGGTAGCGCATACCAATCTTCTCAAGGTCGAACAAATTTACCGTCTCAGCAAGGTTGGAGTAAAAGTCTTCTGCCTCGGATGGGCCTTTGAACTCTTCCATAGTGACAACAGCAGAGCCGTCTGGCAACTCCTCAACGTCGCTCAACTCATCGTCAGGCATATCCACTTCAACACCACCATCAGGCGTGTTTTTCATGCCGTCAATAAAACGGTCTGCATCTTGATCAATTGGCATTTCAGGCATTAGTTACCCCTTGTGTTTGTTTAAGTTGTCATGTAACATCGAGGCATGACGACCATCGCCCGAAGAACCCGCGCTCACTATCCATTTGTTGTCGAACCTTTCGGGGATCGATGGCAAATCCTGTTTGTCAACATTGACAGACCGAGCCGCGTTGCGGAGTTTGATAAGCGTGAAGATGCGTTCATTCATATGCGATCACTCAATCGGCTGTGGTGGCAGGAACTCCACGCGCTTGACGAAGCCCGCCGGGTGATTGAGAGGGTTCGCGAAACAAGCGCCCCTCCGCCCGTTGCAACCGCTCCCGCATCGCTTTGGACTCGGCTGATGACGGCTTTGCGCCTTCGGTAGCGTAGTCACCTCGCTCGATGTACAGGCGATCCTTCGCAGGGTCAGCCTTGCCATAGGTAAAGTTTGCACGCTTGCCCAGCACTGACTTGGCAACGTCCTGCGCATCAAAGAACTCTGTGGGCACCTTGCCTTTGGCTTGATCGAATGGCATCACCACCACGCCACCCAGTCGTGGGTTGTGGGCGACAATCATCCCGGGCAACTGCTGGCCCAGTGCAACCACTTCCTCGTTGGTCAACTTCCCACCCTTGGGGCTGATCAGCATGGCCGATGCGTCGGCAATGTTGTTGGTCATCATGGGCACAAAGCGGTGCGCTGCTACGCTCTCCTGCGCCAAGTCTTGACCACCTTGCACGATGTCGGCACGCAAACCCTTGTTGGTCGACAGGTTGCCTGCACGCGGCACGTCCACAGCCACCAGCGGGTTGGTCTCAAGCTGCCCTTCAAAGTTCTCGTACACACCTTGGCCGGGTCGCTTGGTCGTCTTGCGTCCGCCCATGGTCTCCATTGATACCGGGGCACCGGGGCCAGTCATGCGGCGCGTTACAGTCTCCTGAAAATTACGGGGCTTGTACTTGGCAAGGTCTGGGGCCACGGCTTCCATGGTTACGGTCGCAGGCGTCATAGGACGGCGCACAGCGGCTGTAGCGGCGTTCAAGCCAGCTTCCCCTGCACGCATCACTTTCGGCGCAGCCTCGGCTGTTTTGGCGGCTCCCTTGATGGCTCCTGCTGGCGAGAACAGCGACAGGGCCGTCTCCATCATGGGGCGATCCGCTTCGGTCGTCATGCCGTACTGCTTCATCAGGTCTTTGAGATGCTCTGAGCCAAGGAATGGCTTGTCAGAAGCGAATCGGTTATCGACTGGCTTACCACTCGCTAAACCACGCACAGCGTCGATGCCCTCCAACCCCATGTTCATCATGTCAACAGGCAGGCCAGCCAAGGGCGCGACCACGCCACGGTTGAGTAGATCGGTTGCAGCCCGGGGCTTCTTCAGGCTTCCCACTTCTTCCTTGCCCTGCTCTTTTGCCATGCGGGCCAGAATCTCGGCCATCAGTTTGGCCTTGCTTGGTTGGTCGGCAGGTGGTGCAGACACGCTTTGGCCGGGTATGCGTGCAGCCGCACCACCCTCGTCGTATTGGGCCACGCCACCACCAGCAGCCTTCCCCGGCAACGTTTTGATCGCGCCGCCTTGGGCTTTCCATGGCATCTTCTTGATTGCACCACCATTGGCTGCATTGATGTGGCTGGCAAACTCGTCGTGAATCTTGGACTCGATGTCCTTGCCATACGCCTTGATCTTGATGGGCTGCTTGTTGACTGAGCCACCCTTGGCCTTGAGGTATTGCTTGCCACGCAGGACGTCTTCCATCACCTTAGTTGGGTTCTGGCCTGTCTGCTCTGCGGTGCGACGGATCATGCGCTCGAGGTTGTCGATGTAGAGTTCTGGCTTGGTCTTCAAGGCAGTCACGTCAGCCGAGCCATACCAGCCCAGTGCCTGCGCTTCTGCCGGGGCCATGTTGTGACGCTTTGCGCCACGTTGCCACAACTCCTCAAAGCCTGCGTACTCAGAGCCTGATGGCGCAGCCTCCCAAAAGCCGGGTCGGGCCTTGGCCTCCTTCAGACTCATCTTGCCCGACGCGACATCCTTACGCGGAAAGTGAGTGGCGAGAATGTTGCCCTCCTCATCCTTCTCCACCAGTTTAGATGCCAGCCAGCGCGGATCACCACGCTCGATGATGGGGCCACGCACTGCGTTGACGTCCACCGTCACAGGCTTGAGGTTGCCTTGGTAGTTGCGGTAGAACGTGCCCAGCTTCTTGTCTGGTGGCAGTGCGCCCTCAATGTCGCCGCTGGCAATCTGCTTGCCCCGGCTGAAGATGTCGCCCTGCGCCAGCGATCCATACCCGGGCGGCAACTCGATGGCCGTACCTTCTGGCCGTTCGGCCTTGCCGCGCTTGATCTTGTTGGTCATCAGAAATTCGTCGTCAGGCAGTTTGCCCGTCTGACTTAGGTGGTACAGGTAACTGCCCATCTTGTTCTGCTGGTCGACCGGATTGCGCTGTGATGCGGAGGCCATCTGGGCAAGGAAGATGTCGAACTCCCGTTGGGTCATGCCAATGTCCATCGCCACCTGCCTCAATGGCTCGGTGCCATACCACTCCTGCACGTTCAGGTCTTTGCCTTGGTTAATCAGTTTGTCCACCTTTTTACGGGCGGTCGGTGAATCAAGCAGGTCTTGCATCCGCTCGGTGTACTTGGGCTGCTTGCCTTCAGCGCGGGCCTTGTCAACCATGGGCATCCGGGGCAAGTCTTTCTGCTCAATGCCGGGTGTGTACATCCCACCAGTGCGAGGCATCAACGGCAGGCCAGTGCCAGACGGCGTCGTCATGGGGGCTTGCTTGGCCTTGAGCGCCTCTTGCAGCTTGCCAGCCTCAAGAGCGGCGTCAGCCTCTTTGTTGGCCGCTTTGATGGCCTGCGCTATCTTGCCAAGCGCCCCGGTCTTTCCGCCTTTTTGCATATGGATCGCCCCTCCTCGGGCCTCGTTGATGTCACCTTTGGTGGCGTCGTATGTACCACGGTTGCCAATTGCGCTCTTGACTGCGCTGGGGTTGTAGGACACCACCTCGGACAGGTCGTCACCACGGTACTGCATGATGCCGTCGTAGCCTTGGGCCTGCGCTCTGGTTTGAATTTGCTTGCCAATGTTGCCCTTCTCCTCGAACGCCTTTTCCACCAATCGAATGGCGCTGGCCTCATCCATGCCAAGGCTCATGAGCGCGTCAGCCGCTGGGTCAATGCTCCTGCCTGACTTGCCAATGATGAGAGGGTTACGCATCTGCACATGGACTGGCAACATATTGCCGCTTGCTTGCCCTTCACGCAATGTGCCAGTAACGCGGTCAGCCGCAAATTGGTCAGCCATCTTCTTGCTGTAGTCACCACCCAGACGCATCATCTCAAGCGCCTCGTCATTAGGAATGCCCGTGTAACTGCTTGCGTGTGCGGTGTTAGGGGTTGTGTATATACCAGAGCCAAGTGCGCCCTCTTTGCTTGGCTTGATGCGACGGATGGCCTCAGTACCTTTGCCGCCTTCGGTCGCGTTCGTGCCGTGGTACAGGCGCATGGGCGCTTTGCTTGGCTCAAGGAACTTCTGAAGGTTGGCCTCGCGCTCCGCTTTGGGTAGAACGTCCTGCGTGCCCTTCAGCTTAGATGCCGCAGACACCTCTGCCTGCTTGATCGCACTGGTCAGTCCCTTGCCAAGTTTTTTGAAGTCAGCCATGGTCATTCCGCATATGGATTCACGCGCTTAGGTTGCGCGTCATAGTAGTCATCTTCATCATCATACCGAGGGTCAGGGTTTATGTCGAGGAAACCCATGTCCTTGAGCAGACGCATCGCCTGCGTTGCTGAGTCGACGTAGTCATCATGCGCGGCATCAGGGAAGGCGCATATCTGCGACAGGAACCCTTCGGCCCAGTCCTTGACGTAGCCCTTGTGGACAGACGACTCAGGCAACCAGACGCGCCCGGTCGCAAAGATGGACGCGGTGATCTGGAGGCGGGTCATCTTGTCAGCGTTGCCCGGGTTCCACGCACGCACAGGCAGGTGCATCGATTGCAACTCCTGCACCAGTGACAGGCCCGACGCCTTGGCCTCGATCAGGATCAGGTCAGGGCGCTTGGCATCCTTGCCTTCGCCGTAGGAATTGCGCCACTCATCCAGCACCTTGGGCTTGAGATCGGGGAAGGTCAGGTGTTCAGCCCAGCAGTCGATCAGCAGGACAGACATCGGCCCGTCGGTCGGCTTGAACACGCCCCATGTGGTTGACGCTGTCGGGTCGTTGTAGGTCTTGTCGGTGTAGGCGCAGTCCAGCGACATGACGATGTACTCGAACTTGGGTAGTGGCCGCTCGGCTGGGTACATCTTGAACATAGAGCGGCTGACCACCTTGCCGTCCTCGAGGTCGACCAATTGGCCCATCACCTCCTGCTCATACAGCTTGCTGCCCTTGTACTGCTCCAACTGTTGCCTGAAGGATGAGGCGAGGTTGGCCTCGTTCTCATACGTCGAGGCGCGGTCGATCACCACGTCCTCACCTTCGCGCCCGATCAACTCGACGATCAAGTCCTTGGGGCGCGGTGTCGTCGTCACGATGACCCGGGGCTTGTCACCCAGACGCAGGCCCATAGTCATCATGTCCCACGCTTCGCCGGGGCCAAGATACTGAAACGCTGCGAGTTCGTCGCACCATGCGAAGTGAAACTGTGGGCCACGCAGACGCTCGTATGAGTCGCCGCTGATACCCCTGATGATCGAGCCGTTGCTCAATTTGATTTGATGGTCTTGCTTGTTGTAGTCCACCACGAGTTCGGCGGGTATGCAGGCCAGCAGGCCAGACTGACCCTCGAAGCAGGTGAACTTGATGTCGTTGGACGTAGGGGCCAACACGAGGCAGCGACAGCCCGGGTGGCTCCATGCCCACCACCACAGCGCCTCGGCTGCACTGCGGGTCTTCCCAGCCCCTCGCCCCGCCAGCATCATCCAGACCGTGTAGTCCATCTCGAGCGGTGGC